ACATTACTCCTGGAAGTTCAAGCATTTTTAGTTGGCAAGCATTGAATGGTACTGGTGCTGTAGATTTATGCATAACTAATCCTCTTTCTTCATCATCATGTCCTGGCTATCAAGCAGCGTACTTCAATCAACAATGTTCTATAAGTGCATTGTATAATCCATCATGTCCTGGATATGCAGCAGCATACTTCACTCAACAGTGCACTGCTAATCCATTGTTTGATGTGAACTGTCCTGGATACGCATCAGCATATCTAAGTTACCAATGTTCTTTAAACTCCTTATACTCAACAACTTGCCCTGGATATGAGCAAGCGTATCTAACACAACAATGCAACATTAGCCCACTGTATTCAACACAATGCTCTGGGTATCAACAAGCAACAACACAGTGTTCAGCTAACCCACTTTATGCTTCTTATTGTCCAAGTTATCAAACAGCAACAACACAGTGTTCAATCAATTCCCTATACGCATCTTACTGTCCTGGATATACATCTGCGCAGCTAACATGCTCAACTAACCCATTAAGTAATACTCTTTGTTCTGGGTATACAACAGCAACAAATGTTTGTTCTTCAAATCAATTAACATATTCATATTGCCCAAGCTATACTACCACTTTGGCAAGTTGCGCAGCTAACCCACAATCAAATACTTTATGCCCTGGATACAATCCAAACCCACAGACAAATACTGCTTCCAATTCTCCAACTAGAAATACTGTTTCTACGGATCAACCGACAACTAGAGTTAGTGATACTGGAAGAGTTGAGACTGGCGTAGCTATAGTCAGCGATAGTAACGTGAACCAAGTTATTACTCGTCAATCTGCAAGTGCAGATGCTGGCGAAAGATCTGCTCCTGTTAACGTGACAAGACAAGAATCACCACAACAATCCACTCCTACAGCACCAACTGCTGTTGCTGCAAAACAAGAACAGAAACAAGAACAAAAAGCAGAACAGAAACAAGAACAAAAAGCTGAAGACAAACCATCAGGCGGTGGCTCTACTCAAACAGCACAATCTTCACAAAGTAGTGGAGATTCAAAACCAGTACCACAAACTGCTAGACAAGCAATTCAAGAAAGAAGAGAAGCAGCAGCCAGAGCTAAAGCAGTTGAGGATGGTAAAAACTTAGCAGGTAACATGGGTAAAGTTGCTGATATGGAACAACAAAAACAAATTCAGAATGTAGTTATTGCAGCTATGGGATTCACTCCTGGATTTGATGCGTATGGTAAAACAATTGTTCCAGATGCAGCTGGTTATAAACCATTTACAGTTTACAGTAATCAAAGAACTGTTGATAATCGCAGTGCTTTGAGAATGTTTGGTGGTACAGATAATTTACATCGAGAGATGGTTGATTCACAGTATAATAGGTAATAATGGAAACGCATTTAGCATTCGTCGCTTATATTATATCAGTGATATCTTTAGCAGTGTCACTGTATGTCGTATATTTGATTAGTGAATTAAAAGATCGATTACCGAAAATTAAAAAACCACAACAACAACCACCAAGACCACGATCTTCTACTACAGAAAAGAAAAAGGGTCATTGGGATTAAGGAAAAGAAATGACAGAACAAATTAAAGATGTCAATAAAAAGATTGACGACGCAGAAGCAGCAGTAAAGAAATACGCCAGTAAAGATACAGTTATAAGTATTGGTGGGTATGAATTTACCCCAGCTAAACTAATGGTTGCTTTTACATTAGTTTCATCTATCCTAGGTGGTCTTTATGGAACATTTGAAGTCTATAAAGATTATCAGGGTATGAAGAAAAAGATTGCTGAATATGTATCTCCAGATTTAACAGAAATCTATAAAAAACTTGAAGTGACTCAGCAAAATGCTGAAAAATCTGTACAATATACGCAAGACATTAAGAACGATTTAAAGCAAGATATTCGTCGCTTAGAAAAAGTCGTTGAGCAGGTCGAGCGAGATGGCAAACAATTGTCCAGAGAAACTGAGCAAGATATGCGCCAAATTCGAAAAGAAATAGATAGTAAGATACAAAAAGCATTAGATAATCCACTATCTGGAAAATAATAACTATAAGAGAGTACTGATATGAATGATAAACATCTGCTATGGCTGATAGGAGTTTTACTACTAATCCCTATTGCTTTTGCGATAGTTAGTAAAGAATCATTTCGTTACCCATGTCAAGACCCTGCTAACTGGGATAAAGATATCTGTAAACTGCCACTATGTGACGTTAACAGAACTTGCCCAGAGCACATTTTTAAGGGAGGTCGTGATCCTAGATTAGGTCCTCCTAAAGATGGTGAAACTACAAAACCAATTACTACACAATCAGGAGCATGCAAATGAGCGAACCAGTTATGTACACAGAAGAGCAGTTAATGGCTCGTCTGAAATTCTTCATCGGTATCTGTCTTTCTTTTACCCTTGTTGGAATTGTCTTCGTAGTTCTTTATTCTATCATCTTCGTTACTCAACCATTGAACGCTATCAGCCCTATCGATCAGAAGTTCTTTGAGTTGATTATTCCTATTGCTACATTCTTGACAGGTACTCTATCAGGTATTATGCTGGCAGGCGGAGATAAAGATGCACAGAAAGAAGCACTAAAAGCAGCAACTTCTGGTTGGACAAATAGACCAGCAACACCACCAGCACCAATGGGTGGCTTGCCACCAACTCCAGGTATGCCACCACGACCAATGGGTATGGGTGGAATGCCAAGTATGCCTTCAATGCCATCATCATATGGTCTTGAGCCAGGAGATCCTGTAGCTAGAAACACAAGAAACGATTAATAAATGAACTGGTTTAATAGTATGTTATCCGATGGTGTCAATGGCACTGTATCAAGTAAAAGGGTTATAACTCTATTGGCGTTTTTGATTTGTGCATTCGCAATGATTGCAGACATCTTTGGCTATAGAGTTACTCCTGCTTTATTTGAGTCCATGATATACATCGTGATTGCTGGTTTAGGATTCACTGCATCCGAAAAGTTTGCCAAAAAAGAATGATACATCCAGTAGATCTCTGGGTTTGGTATTTTCTACAATTATGGTATCTTCCGTATCGCCTAGCAGGTAGCGTTGATACAGTCTGTAAAACCCCAAATTTAGTCTTAAAATAACCCTACAAAGTGTAGGGTTTTCCCAACCCCTCTCGTGTAGAGGGGTTTTTTCGTTGTAAATTTGCAAAACTGGGGGTTTACAATAATTCAGATTTGCTGTATAATAGTCTTATGATGATTGAAAAAGGAAATAAAATGATTGATGTGAAAGTTGGCGATTATATCCGTGCTTATGACTTTAAGCCAATGGTTGGTCGTGAAGACTGTTTTGTTGAAGGTATCGTTGAGCAAGTTAAAAACACCGAGCAAGGTTACTTCGCTTACAAAATCACTGCCACCAAAGATGTGTTCGGTGGTGAAGGTCAACGTAAAGGTAAGCACTCTCGTGTTGGCAAAATTGTTTTCGTACCCCATGAAGTTTCTTTCATGGAATACGCTGGTCGTGTAATCAACTTGTCGAGGTAATTATGAAAGGTTCGATTCGTTTGGCTGTCGGATTTATTGTAGTGTTTGGTGCAGTTGGTGGTCTTGATTACGCAACTGATATGGATTGTGTAATTCTGACCATTGTGGCAGTGATGGGATTGGGTTTAATGTATAGTGGGATTCGTGCTTCGGAGAAACTATGATCGATCTAAATAAACTCACCCAAGAAGAAATTGAAGAGTTGGAAAATTTGGAGCTGCAAAAGCAATACGAGTTTATGTCTTATGCAGATGAATCCGCAAATGATGATGCGCAATATTATGGAGAACAGGAATGAATAATACAATTGAATATCGTGGTCAAACTTTTGATCGTAGTCATGGCAGTCCTTTTGATCGTGGTGCTGCTGATAGTTGGTATAGTCGTCCGCAAGATCCACATTGGTATCCAGAGGGATCTTATCGTGGCAAGCGTATTGAACCCAAAGATATGAGTATTGCTGAGATGCGTGCTTACTTTATGGGTTATGAATATAATGAACAATTTGGTGGAAAGAAAGATTATGAATAATGATATTTCTGCAATGGTAACATTTATTTTACTGAAGGGAATTCAGTACAGTAGCTTGTTATTGGCAGTGGCAGTTTTCACTAGCGGATTTTTTAGATAAACAGTTAGGAGTTGTTATGTTGGCGTATTGCGATTATATCGCTAAAGTGATTAGCGAAGCAATGAAGAAGGATGCTGATAAGTATAGTTCTTACATTGACAACGTGGGTAAAACTCGTTGGGATTTAGATGCATCTACTGGTGCGTTTCTTTCTACTCGCAAAACAATTTCAGTGATTGATAAAAACGGTAAAGCATATCGTGTGACGATAGAGGAAGTTAAATGACAGAAATTTTGAAATGGGTTGGAACTGCACTGACTATTGCTGGTGCAATTGCAACATCTTTGGCTTTAGATCCATTGAACGTATATCTGTTTAATGCAGGTGCATTGACGTGGCTAGCTGCTGCAATAAGAATGAAAGAGAAAAGTCTTATTGTAGTCAATGCAGGTTTGTTGGCAGTTTACATCTTTGGAGTTATCTACAGACTGCAATAAAAAATAAGTTGACATTAAAATGAAAGTGGTGTATAATTCAATTAAACCTAGAAATCCTGTTGCTAAGGATTTACGCACTCCTAAGTATCGTATGAGAAAAGTGGAGTCTAAGGTTCAGTACACTCGTCAACCTAAGCACAAGAAAGGTAGCTATGAATATTGATATTGAAATCTGTCGACCAGATCTTTATCGTACAATTAAAGTTAAGTCCCACGACTATGACCTAGTCGAGTTTACAATCAGACAAGTTTCCTACGACAACAGTGGGAAAGAACTTACCAACAGTGGGCACACTACATTTTATTCTTCAAAAGAATTTAAAGATTTTTTCCAACCATTAATTAATGAATTAAAAGTGAGATTTGATAATGACAATGCAGACAATATTCAAGAATGAAAAAGAGTTCGAACAATTTAAAGACTGGACATATGGAGTTCTCCACGATGACAACATCAAAGATCTGTGCGTTACTTTCACCAAGAAAGATGGCACCGAACGAAAAATGTTTTGCACTCTCTGCGAGGGAAGAATACCTACAGTCAAATTACCTACACAAGAGAACCAAACCACAATTAGCCAGACTTCTGGATCCGCAGTTCGGGTTTTCGACACAGAAAAACAAGAATGGAGATCCTTCCGCTGGGACTCAGTGATTAAAGTGGAATACTCGTTATGAAAACTATTGTCTCAATATTTGGCGTCACTGTTGGCGTCATTATTATCATCGCATTGGCAGTTCTCCTGCCAATTCTATACATCTGGGCACTGAACACACTGTTCCCTGTGCTCGCAATCCCCTATTCGTTAGAGACTTGGTCTGCAGCAGTTTTGTTGCACATCTTTTTCTCAAAATCAGTTGAAATTAAAAAGGATAAAGAATGAATTACGTATTGACACCTGAACAAAAAACCGATCTACAAAAAGCCATTCGTGAAATCAGTAACTCTATGATTCGAACTGAAGCAGAACGTGATTTGATTAAAGAGATTGTCAAGGAACAATCTGACCAGTTGCAAATCCCAAAGAAAATCATCAACAAGATTGCTAAAACTTTTCATAAGCAAAGTTTGCACCAAGAAGTTGCAGACCACGAAGACTTCGTTGAATTGTATGAGAAAGTGACAAGTGCTGGTACACAGAAAAACACCACCCAACCATAAGCACAGTCTTTTATATTTGATGGGTGTCACATGGAAATATGACACCATGTTCAACTCATCATTCACAGAACAGAATCTACAAGACTTGTTGTATGCTGCTGGGGTTGAAACTATCGCAGTAGATTATGAACCCAGTGATACATACGAGAGTTTGGTTGAGGGTATTGGGAAGATAACACCTGATGTTGACTATATCATGGGATATAGTTATGGGTGTTTTCTGGCAGTTGCTACAGCAAATGCGAACACAAAAGGAATTATTTTGCTGGACCCAAACGCTGATATAAATCACAGTCAGAAGAAGTATATAAATGATATTGATGTCGCAAACGAATTTTTCGAAAGAGATTTGTTGGCGAAAAATAAAAACCTTGGAGAAATTGATAAAATGATTATTTCTCCAAGCAAACCAAAAACATTATTACTTTTCAGTGAGTGGGGAAATAATAATAATTCGTTATGCACTAAAGGTATGTATCTTGCTGCTTTAGGTAAAAAACAAAAAGTTGTTATTAAGAAGTCATCGCATTATATTATGCTAGAACCAGCTAGGTTTATGCTAGCCAAAGAAATAATGGAGTTTATTCGTGCTTGATTATCCAGCTTGGAAAAATGGTAAGTATTGTAAAGTTAAAGATCTGACAGTTTCTGTTTTAGATCTTGGTTTAATTCATTGTGACGCAACATATGATGTACTTGCTGTGCGAAATGGTGATATTGAAAACTTCAATGCACACCTGAGTAGATTTATTAACAGTTCTCAAGGATGGAGAATCCCTGTTCATTATTCTGATAATGATATTGAGATTGTTATTCAAACATTGGTAGCCATGGCACCGACTGACGATCTATTAGTTTGGATCGGTGTGACACGTGGTATACCTGCTTCTGGCAATCCAAGAGATCTAGCCAACTGTAAATCCAATCTTTTCATCTATACTAAACCTTACTATGGGTTTAATAAAGAAAACACAGCCACAGTCTGCTTAGCCAAGCAGAGGAGAAACACTTCTATTAACCAAACGATGAAGAACTTTGCTTGGAATGATTTGAACCTAGCACAGTGGGAAGCAATTGATCGTGGTTATGATACTGCTGTATTATTGGACCATGAAGGTCTTATTACTGAAGGTCCAGGATTTAATGCTGGTTTTATTCGAGGTGGGAAAGTGTATGCACCGAAGAATAACTGCCTTAAAGGTACTGTGATGGAATCGGTTAAATCATTATGCGAAAGAAATGGTATTTGGTTTGAGTATGGTAACATACTACCATGGTTTGCTGAAACTTCTGATGCAATGTTTTTAACATCAACAGCTGGTAATGTTATTACAGTGAAGTGTTTTGAAAATAAGTATTTTAATGAGAATGAGACTTTAGCATGGTTACAACAGAAGTTAGTCTAGAACAAAACAAACATCTATTATTCCTACTACCAGGACAAAGTTTATCGCCACGTGCTTTCTGGGATTTTAAACTACCAGATGGACACACGCACATAGATTATTTTCTTGGAGCAGGGATAGATGTAATTTTATTTGATCCGTGTGGTTACGGAGAAAGTTCTGATTACTATCAGTATGATAGAGTTGGGTATGCGGATCAGATTGAATCTGCCATTAAAGAACTTAAGAAAGAATATGTTTCCAAAACTATCTTTGGTTTCTCTACATCAACTGCACCTGCATTGATTGCTGGCGAAAGAGGTTTATTCGATAAAGTTATTATTCACAGTCCATCTATTCGCATGGATAAAAGATATTATGTTGAGTTTGACACTGAATACTTTGAGACTGGCATCGAGAAACTTAAAAAAGAAAGACTTGAAAAGATTAGTGATAAGTTGATTGGTGTTCCAAATAGAATTGATGGATGGGAACAAAAGATTCTTGATGTTGTTGGTAGCACTACATGGAAAGTTCCATCGCAACCTGTTTATGATATTAACAATTATTGGGTCGATACAGGACAACTAGGGTTCGATCCTGCAAAGGTTCCACCGATCCTAAGCATTATTGGTGAGTATGACTACGAGTCTACCACAGGTGGTTATGATACCTTTAAGGGACTGTTTCCAGACTCCAAGGAGGTAATTATCCCACATTCTACCCATTTCTCTATGTGGGAGAACTCATCGGCTCTAACTCGCTTAGAAATGATCCAATGGGTCTTGCAATAACCCTGCAACTTGTAGGGGAATGAAAATAGTTCTTTACAATAATTCAAAAATAGGGTATAATTATATTATAACAATGGAGGTGTAAACCTATGGTAATGAATACAGCGAAACGTAAAGAACTTGTTGCAAAAGTTAATGGTAGTGAACCTGAGTTGAACTCATCAAACTATAATAGTAGTTTTCTTGAGTTACTCAACTACTACAACTATAACAACGATGACAAAGATAAGAAGAAGTGGCTTATCAGTCATGTCGCAAAGACAAACAAAAAACTAGCAGCACAACTTCTAAAGATTGACGAAAAACATTTTCGTTATGCTGGCATCCTTGCACGCATCACCGATCGTGGTGGTCAACTAGAAGAAAAACACCAACTATTCCTTGAGAATCGCATCAAAGAATTGACTGCGATGAAAGAAGTCAAGAAAGAGGTTGTCGTCAAGAAAGAAGAAACCCCCAGCAATGTAATTTCTATTCAAGATAGAATGGATGAGAAAGCACACGATCTCGCTGGTGAGATCGAGGGTGCCATCGATGACTTTGTGTTGGGTGGTTGTAAGTCTGACTTCTCAGCTAAAAATTATCTACTGGCACAACAAGTAGCAGCACCGATCGCTAAACGTATCGGTGAGTTGTTTGTTCCTTTGGCTGATGAGCTACGTGCCACTATTGCTGGCGATGATGAACAACTTGTAGAGGGTTACTCAAACTTCACTAAACGTGAACTAAAGAAATTCTTGGAGTTCGT